TAAACCCGGATATTTACGATAAAACCTACGAATGGTACACCTCAGGGCCGCGTCAGCGCCTCCAGCCGGGCGGTGCCATCGTTATCGTGATGACACGCTGGTCTAAAAGAGACCTGACCGGGCAGATTCTGAAGGATGCGGCTGCCAACGACAGCCTTGACGAGTGGGAAGTGATCGAGTTTCCGGCCATTCTACCCTCGGAGAAGCCGCTTTGGCCTGAGTTTTGGGAACTTGAAGAGCTTCTTAAAGTAAAACGCGACGTCCCTAACAGTAAATGGCAGGCTCAGTACCAGCAGAACCCAGTATCCGAGTCTGCGGCTATAGTTAAACGCGAGTGGTGGCAAGAATGGCCCCACGAGACCCCTCCGCAGTGCGATTTCATCCTCCAGAGCTGGGATACGGCCTTCGAGAAGACGCAGCGCTCTGACTATAGCGCCTGTACGACGTGGGGTGTGTTCTACCACCCTGATGACAACGGCCAAGAACAGGCTAATATCATCCTCCTTAACGCCTTTCGTGACCGCATGGAGTTTCCGGAGCTCAAGCGGGTAGCTGTTGAGGAGTATCGGGAATGGGACCCGGACAGCGTGATAATCGAGAAGAAGGCTTCAGGTGCGCCTTTGATCTACGAGATGCGTGCCATGGGGATACCGGTACAGGAGTTTACCCCGACGAGGGGGAACGACAAGATTTCGCGTTTGAACGCTGTGAGCGACCTTTTTGCCTCTGGACGGGTATGGGCGCCTGCTACTCGGTGGGCAGAAGAAGTGATCGACGAAGTAGCTGAGTTTCCTGCTGGCAGTCACGACGACTTTGTCGATACCGTGTCCATGGCCATGCACCGCTTCCGGCGGGGTGGCTACGTGTCCACTGCGCTGGACGAGCCTGACGAAATCCAGTATTTCAGGTCAAACCGCAATCGGGGGTACTACTAATGGCTACTGTAAAGGCTCTTTATCCTATCGGCAAGACCCAGTGGGCCAAGTGGGGCGACGAGGCCCGCGAAGCATACAACCACATGCGCAACCTCGGCTATACTCATGAGACCGGCGTGGCGGAAGCTGACGCGGTGCAGGCCAAGCACAAGAAGAAGAGCATCTTTGACGTGATCGGCGATGTGGTCGAGGCCGTCGAGGACGTGGCCGAGGTGGTGGAAGCAGTTACTCCCGTCGTTGCAATCGCCAAGACTGTGGTCAAGGCCACCAAGGGCAAGAAGAAGGCTAAGTAAATGGCCGTTGACAAGTCGCTCAATCAGGCTCCGCTGGGCCTTGACGCCACGCTGGCCTCTGGCGCTGTGCCGGGGGTGAATATCGAGCCTGAGATCGAGATCGAAATTGAGGACCCTGAGTCCGTCCGCATCGGTATGGACGGGATGGAGATCGAGATCGACCCGAGCGAGGACGAGGACGGGTTCAACGAGAACCTTGCGGAAATCCTTGACGAAGGCCAGCTGACGCAGCTGGCGGGCGACTTGACCGGTGAGTTCGACGAGGACGTCGGCAGCCGCAAGGACTGGATACAGACCTACGCTGACGGCCTTGAGCTGCTGGGTATGAAGGTCGAGGACCGGACGGAGCCGTGGCCGGGCGCATGCGGGGTCTACCACCCCCTGCTGGCGGAAGCTGTCGTCAAGTTCCAAGCCGAGACCATGATGGAGACCTTCCCGGCCCAAGGGCCGGTGCGGACCAAGGTCGTTGGTAAGGAGACCCCGGCCAAGCGTGACGCTGCCAGCCGTGTCCAAGAGGACATGAACTACCAGTTGACCGACGTGATGGTCGAGTATCGCCCGGAACATGAGCGCATGCTGTGGGGGTTGGGCCTCGCGGGTAATGCGTTCAAGAAGGTGTACTACGACCCATCACTCGGTCGTCAGGTTGCGATGTACGTCCCTGCTGATGACGTCGTGGTCCCCTATGGCGCTAGCAGTCTGGAGGCTGCCGAGCGCGTTACGCACGTGATGCGTAAGACGCCAAACGAGCTGAAAAAGCTGCAGCGTGATGGCTTCTACCGTGACGTGGACCTCGGGGAGCCTACCAACACCCTCGATGAGATCGAGAAGGCCATCGCCGAGAAGCTCGGCTTCCGGGCTGAGACTGACGACCGGTACAAGCTGCTGGAGATGCACGTCGATCTGGTGATCGAGGACGACGAGTACCGGGACGAGGACGACGCTGACGTGGCGCTGCCCTACGTCGTGACCATCGACAAGGCCACTGAGACCGTGCTGTCGATCCGGCGGAACTGGGACCCCAATGACAAGAAGAAGCTCAAGCGCAACCACTTCGTACACTACTCGTACGTCCCCGGCTTCGGCTTCTATGCCTTTGGCCTTATTCACCTCATTGGTGCTTTTGCTAAGTCTGGTACCAGCATTATTCGTCAGCTTGTCGATGCTGGCACTCTCAGCAATCTACCGGGCGGCTTCAAGACTAAGGGCCTGAGGGTCAAGGGGGATGACACCCCCATTAGCCCGGCTGAGTGGCGTGACGTGGACGTGGCCTCCGGGACCATGCGCGACAACATCATGCCCCTACCGTACAAGGAGCCGTCGGGCGTCCTGTACCAGCTGCTGGGTACCATCGTCGAGGAAGGGCGCAAGTTCGCTGGCGCGGCTGATATGAAGGTCAGCGACATGTCGGGGCAGGCTCCGGTCGGCACGACGCTAGCTATCCTTGAGCGCACGCTGAAGATGATGTCGGCTGTGCAGGCGCGCGTGCACTATGCGATGAAGCAGGAGTTCAAGCTCCTGAAGGCAATCATCGCCGACTACACTCCTGAGTCCTACTCCTACGAGCCGGATGAAGGCAGTCGCAAGGCCAAGAAGTCGGACTACGACAGCGTCGAGGTCATCCCCGTCTCGGACCCCAACGCGGCCACCATGGCCCAGAAGATCGTCCAGTATCAGGCGGTCATTCAGCTGGCCCAGATGGCCCCGCAGATTTACGACCTGCCTTACCTGCACCGGCAGATGCTCGAAGTGCTGGGCATTCAGAACGCCCAGAAGCTAGTGCCGCTGGTTGACGACGAGGACCGCAAGCCGCGCGATCCGGTCAGCGAGAACATGGACGTCATCAACGGCAAGCCCGTGAAGGCCTTCATCTACCAAGACCACCAAGCACACATCGCAGTGCACATGACGGCCATGCAGGACCCCAAGGTCCAGCAGTTGCTGGGGCAGAACCCGCAGGCGCAGACCATGATGGCGGCTATGAACGCGCACATCGCTGAGCATCTGGGCTTTGAGTATCGCCGTCAGGTCGAGGAACAGGCCGGTGTGCCGCTACCTCCGCCCAACGCGGACATGGACGAGGAAACCGAGCTGGCCGTGTCGCGGCTTGCTGCTGTGGCTGCGCAGCAGCTCCTCCAGAAGAACCAGATGGAAGCGCAGGCGCAGCAGGCGCAGCAGATGGCGCAGGACCCCCTCGTCCAGATGCAGATGCAGGAGCTCCAGCTGAAGGCGCAAGAACTGCAGATGAAGCAGCAGAAGATGCTCATCGACGCTGCCGAGAAGAACGACCGCATCGAGGTCGAGAAGGAACGCATCGCCGCACAGAAGGAGATCGCGGGCCTGCAGGTCGGTGCCAAGGTCGCTACCGACAGGGCCAACCTGTCCGCAAAACAGCAGTTGGAGGGTCTCCGCATTGGCGTCCAAGTCGCCAAGGAGGCCACGGCTGCACAACAACCCCCTGTTTCCCCTGAAAACGCAGCGCCTAAGGAGACCGAATGAGTAGTGACCTGCTTCAGTACCTAGCAAAAAAGGTGAACGACGAGATCGCCGTGCTTAGCGACGACCTCGCACGCGGTACCGCCAAGGATCATGGCGAGTACAAGTACGTCTGCGGCATCATTCGCGGACTCATGATGGCCAACTCCGTGTTTGAGGAGACCTCACGGAAGATGGCGGAGGAATATGATGACTGAGATCATTGGTGCGGCCAAACCCGCACTCGTCAACCTCGATGGCAAACCCATCGTCGCCAAGGACAAGGAACCGGAAGTACCCATCGAAGAGCGGGCACGGCAGCTGCCAGAGCCCTCGGGTTATCGCATCCTGTGCGCGGTTCCTGACGTTGAAGACCAGTTCGAAAGCGGACTCTTCAAGGCCGACATCACCAAGCAGTACGAAGAGCTGACTACGCCGGTACTGTTTGTGCTCAAGATCGGCCCGGATGCCTACAAGGACGAGAAGCGGTTCCCTAACGGGCCGTGGTGCAAGGAGGGTGACTTCATCCTCACCCGTCCGATGGCAGGCAGCCGCGTCAAGATTCATGGCCGTGAGTTCCGAATCATCAATGATGACTCGGTCGAAGCTGTCGTGGAGGACCCTCGGGGCATTTCCCGCGCCTAACGGGCGTAACCCGTACAAAGGAGAAGACCTATGGCTACCAAGCCCGATGATGACTTCTCGTTCGAGATCGAGGACGAGAACACCCCTGTTTCTGACGAAGGCGGCAAGCCTGATATTGAAGTAGAAGACGATACCCCCGAGGCAGACCGTGGGCGCGAGCCTATGCCCAAGGAGATCGTCGAAGAGCTCGAAGCGGATGAGCTGGAGGAGTACTCCGACAAGGTCAAAACCCGCCTCAAGCAGATGAAGAAGGTCTGGCACGACGAGCGGCGCGAGAAAGAGCGCCTGCAGCGTGAACAGGCCGAAGCGCTGAACGCAGCCCAGCGTCTCCTCGAAGAGAACCGCCTACTCAAGCAGAACCTGTCGCAGGGTGAACAGACCCTCGTTGGTAGCTTTAGGCAGAACGCTATATTCGAACTGGAGCAGGCCAAGCGTGACTACCGCGAGGCTTATGAAGCAGGTGATGCTGACAAGCTAGTTGAGGCCCAAGAGAAGCTGAATGTTGCTTCGTACAGGCTCCAACAGATCAGTAATTACCGCCCTGCTTTACAGCAGCCGGTTCGTGAGGTAGAACAACCTGTACAGCAGGTGCAGACTCCGCGTCTGGATACTAAGACTGTTGCGTGGCAAGAGCGCAATACGTGGTATGGTACCGACCCGGAAATGACTGCATCAGCTCTCGGGCTTCATCAGAAGCTCGTAAATGAACGGGGTCCGCAGTTTGCTGGCACCGACGAATATTGGGACGCTATCGACAAAACGATGCGTCGTCGCTTCCCTGACTATTTCGGGGAAGATGAAGTGGCCAAGGAAAAGCCCACTTCGCGTGAAGCTAAGCCCACGGTTGTAGCTCCCGCTTCTCGCAGCCGATCCCCCAAGAAGATCGTGCTCAAGCAGTCCCAGTTGGTAA